TATCGTTGAAGAAGAGAAGTCAGACTATTCAAAGTTTGACATGTTGGTTCGAGCAGGTCTTGCCAATAAGGCACAGATACAAAGAATTCACAAAATCTTGGACAAGATGCAAGAAGAAAGACCTGTATTTAATAATGCAGATAGAATGATTCTTCAAAACATGTTCAACAAAATGGTAGATTTGATTTCTAATAATAAACAAATTTTTACACAGGCAAGAAGAGCTGTTAGAGAAGATGTTGATACGATTCAAGCAGAGAGTTTGAATGAGGCAACTGACGCCAAAGACCCACCATACATACTATTGTTGAAAAGAAAAGCAATTAGAATTTATCCTGACGGAACTAAAGTTGCATTATATCATAATAAACAGTTAGATAAATACTTCTCGGTGCCGTATGGTCCAGGTGTTGATGCTGCTATTCAGGCAGAAGAAACAGAATTAGAAGAAGCAGTTGATGCGATTGGTCAACTGCAAAAGATTAAAGATAACCATAGTCACGGTGTTGTGAAACACAAAGATGGTACGGCAAGTAAAGTAGATGTACAAACTGCACATGCCATTTTGACTGTGCATAAAAATTTGAATGACGAAAACAAGAAGAAGTTTTCTGATATGGTTGCAAGGTCTTCGCACCATTTACAGAAGGCAGCTGACTTTTCTTGGAAGCAAATGAAGTGAGATTTGTTGATTTAATTTTATCAAACAAATTGAATGAGGCAAAAGATGTTCTAAGGTCTCGTTTGAGTGAAATCGTCTCCAAGAGATTGCAAGAAGCAAAACGATATGTCGCAGCAGACATGTTGGAAGAAGTAGAAGAACTTGATGAAGCAGGTAATGCTAACATCATCAAGATGGGCAGAATCAATAAGATTCGCCGTAGAGTTAGAAGAAATGCCAAAGGCAGAATTGTTGTACAGAAGAATGTACGAAAGTCTGGCATTAAAGGATATAGAATTTCAGGTAATACTGTAAAAAGAATACCTGCAACAGTAAGATTAAAAAAGGCTCGTTTGTTGAAACGGTCATGGAAAACAACTAGAAAAGCTAAATTGCGCCGAACTCTATTGAAAAGAAAAATGTCAATGAGAAGACGCTCATCATTAGGACTAAGATAATATGCCATTCGAAATAACTAACACACAAAGATCCGCTTCTATTATTAGAGTAGTAGATGTTGGAACTACAACAGTAGCTTTGGCAAACTTAGCAATCAATGCTAACGAAACTGTTACTTCCGCTAACATTAGAAGATTAACTTGGTCAACCAATGGTAATATTCAGATTATTAGAAATTCTGTTCCAGTATTAATGTTACACAATTCTGGTACAATGATGATTGACGAATTAAATCATACAGTAGCAAACAACAATGCATCACCAATTGTTATTACAGTTAATACTGGTGGTTCTATTGTTATGGAAGTTAGCAAAACAGCAACATATGCAACTGAATTAACAGGAATGTAAGATGAAACTAATTAGAGAAACCGTAGAGAATGTAAAATATCTTACCGAAGCTTCAGAGAACGGTAAGAAAAATTTGTACATTGAAGGCACATTCTTAGTCGGTGATAAGATTAACAAGAATAATCGTATGTACGAAATGAAAACTTTGAGAAATGAAGTTTCAAGATACAATGAAGAATATATTAAGACCAATAGAGCACTTGGTGAACTTGGTCATCCAGACACTCCATCCATTAACTTAGAAAGAGTGTCACACAAAATTGTTTCTCTTGTAGAAGACGGTAATACTTTCTACGGAAAAGCATTAATTCTTGAAACACCATATGGTCAAATTGTTAAGAACTTTATCGATAATGAAGTAAGTATCGGAGTCTCTTCTAGAGCTCTCGGTTCTGTTGTTACCACTAAAGAAGGTTACAACCTTGTACAAGATGATTTGAGACTTGCAACAGCGGCAGACATTGTGGCGGATCCTTCTGCTCCAGGTGCCTTTGTAAACGGCATCATGGAAAACAAAGAATGGATGTTTGTTGAAGGACACTTCGTTGAAGCAGACTTTGACAACGCAAAAAGACAAATACAGAGAGCATCTTCTAAACAAATAGAAGAAGTTGCTTTCAAATTGTTTGAAAATTACCTCAGAAAACTTTAATTTTATAAATAAGAAATCATAAGGAGAATCCTAATGGCAACAAATAAACTAATGGAAGCCGCAGCAGACATTCTTGCAGGAAGCAAGAAATCAGCAACGGGCATGCCAAGCCAAAAAGCCGAAGCCGAAGTCGTTGACTTAGGCGGTCCAACTAATCAGAATTCCAAACCAATGGATGATTCTGCAAAGATTGACGCCGCTAAAGCAATCAAAGGCAAGGCAGTCGCACCGACAAACAAACCGTCTGATGCTTCCGCTAAAATGGAAGAAGTTAAAAATTATTCTCTAGAAGAATTAGAAGAGTTTATGGTTTCTGAAGACTTTAAACAACTTGATGAGTTGTCAAAAAATACACTCAGGTCATATCTAAAAGGCAGTAGAGCTGAAAATCAAGGATCATTAGGATCTGCTGGTCATATGTCCGATAAAGCTCGTAGTCTTGGTAGAACAGATGACCATAAAGATGATGGTAGATATGAAGGTGCTAAAGCAGCAAAGAAAAGATTAAACGCAATGAAAGAAGATATTGACGCTCTCTTTGCTGACGATTCTACCATCTCAGAAGAATTCAAATCTAAAGTTTCTACAATTTTTGAAGCTCGTGTCGCTGACCGTGTATCACAAATTGAAGAAGAAACAGAAGCAAAATATGCTGGCATGCTTGAAGAAGCAGTTGAGTCTATTCGTGCTGACCTTACCGAAAAAGTAGATGACTACCTTTCATATGTTGTTGAACAATGGATGAAAGACAATGAAATCGCTATCGAATCTGGTCTCCGTTCAGAGTTGACAGAAGACTTCATCGCTGGTATGCGTAACCTATTTGCAGAACACTACATTGATGTTCCTGCAGAAAAAGTCGACCTCGTTGACGAACTTGCTGGTAAAGTTGAAGAACTAGAAAGCAAACTCAATGAAGAAATCGAGCGTGCAGTAGACTTAAAGAAATCTTTAGTTGAGTCACGCAAAGTAGAAATGACCCGTGAAGTATGTGAAGGTCTTACCGACACTCAAGTTGAAAAAATCAAATCACTCGCAGAGAGTGTAGAATTCTCCACAGAGGACGAATACAAACAGAAACTTGAAACAATCCGTGAGAACTATTTCCCTTCTAATGCTAAGAAAGCAACAGAAGCACAACTGCACGAAGAGTTTGAAGAAGAAGAGGCAAAGAAAGTCATTAATGACCCATTCGTTGCTGCTGTCTCTCAAGCCATTTCTAAAACAAAAATTTAATTAGTAAACCCAAGGAGATAACACATGTATTTGTCCGAATCATTACAGAAAAAATGGGAAGGTGTTCTGGATCATCCAGACCTAGCCCCAATCAAAGACCCATATCGTAAGGCTGTTACAGCAGTTATTCTTGAGAATCAAGCTCAAGAAATGCAAAAAGCTAACGGTGGTTATTTGAACGAAGCAGTTCCAACCAATTCAGCATCTGCTGGTTTGGGTTCAGCTGGTGCAACAGGCTTCTCGTCTGGTGCAACATCAACAGGTCCAGTTGCCGGTTTCGATCCAATCTTAATCAGTTTGGTTCGCCGTTCACTACCTAACTTAATCGCTTATGATGTTTGCGGTGTGCAACCAATGACAGGTCCTACAGGACTTATCTTTGCAATGCGCTCTACTTACGCATCTGCATTAGGTACAGAAGCATTCTTCAACGAAGCTAACACAGGTTTCTCCGGTCTCGGTACCGCTCAAACTGCGTTAACTGTTGGTAATCAAACTGCTAACACTTTCGTTGCAAACGGTGCAGGCGTTGCCGGTATGTCTACTGCTCGTGCAGAAGGTTTAGGTGATGGTCAAGCTGCTAACACCTTCCAAGAAATGGCATTCTCTATTGAGAAAGTTACTGTTACTGCAAAGACCCGTGCTTTGAAGGCAGAATACTCAATCGAACTTGCTCAAGACTTGAAAGCAGTTCATGGTTTAGATGCAGAAACAGAATTAGCAAACATCTTGTCTGCTGAAATTCTTGCAGAAATCAACCGTGAAGTTGTTCGCACAATCTACTCTGTTGCTAAGACTGGTGCTCAAGTAGGTACAACTACTGCCGGTACATTCGACTTAGATACAGATTCTAACGGTCGTTGGATGGTAGAAAAAGTTAAAGGTTTGGCATTCCAAATCGAAAGAGAAGCCAATACGATTGCTAAAACAACTCGTAGAGGTAAAGGTAACATCATCATCGTTTCTTCAGATGTTGCATCTGCATTTGCGATGGCTGGTTTGTTAGACTATAACTCTGCTTTACAGTCACAAGTTAACTTAACAGTTGACGATACTGGCAATACATTTGCTGGTACAATGTTTGGTCGTATCAAAGTGTACATTGACCCATATGCAACTACAAGCTCAACATCTGAGTTCGCAGTTGTTGGTTACAAAGGTTCTAATGCATATGACGCTGGTATTTTCTATTGCCCATATGTTCCTTTGCAAATGGTTCGTGCAGTTGACACTGGTACATTCCAACCAAAGATTGGTTTCAAGACTCGTTACGGCATTGTTGCAAACCCATTCGCAGAAGGTACTGCAAAAGGTCAAGGCGACTTAAATGGTTTGTCTAACAACTACTACCGTGCGTTCAAGATTGCAAACATAATGTAATCTAAAAGTCACCGTTAAGAGTGACATTTTAAAGAGACCTCCCACGAAGAGGTCTCTTTTTTTT